TTCCAAACGAAGCAACCCACCCATTATCTGTTTGTTGTAGTAAAGGTATACGCCTTACTAAATTATCTACATCAACTGGTGCAGAGATAGCACCTTGACTAGCTGATTCTTTTAATACATCTATGTTTTCTAAAAATCCTTGAGCTTTTGGTAAAGATACTATTGGTCCTTTTATAACTGTACCATGTGTAGCAGGATAAACTCCATTAGATATTTCAGGCATAGCTATGACACTTGCAGACTTGGAAAGCTCTAAAGCAAACTCATCATCACCACCTAATCTATCTGCATGTGGAAATAACATAACCCATCCAACACCATAAGCTCCTGCATCCATAATCTTTTTATGAATACTTGCTAAGTCTTGACGAGGTAAAGGATATCCTCCCATAGAGTCTAGGTCATCTTCAGTGATGTTAAGGATTTTAAAATGTCCTGTTGGTTCTTGTTCAGCTACTAAAGCGTCAAAAGTCTTTAGTCTTAGTACTTCAAGTGGCACACTGTTGAACAGGAGAGGTAATGTAAGTAAAGATAATAAGGTGATAGACCACTTCATGTTAATCTCCTTGCGTTATTTTTATAGTAGAGTCTCCTCCGCCATTGACAATGACCTGTGTACTTTTACCATTTTGAATCATGATAACTGTATAAGCATTAGACCTATCTAAGTCTAGCCTTACAGTATCTTCTAGAGACTTGTAAAAGGTTATAAGGTTGTCAGTTAAGAATGTGTTGATTTGGGTGTTAGAGTCAAAGCCGACTTGAGTTCCTTTTAAATCTATGTCAGTCCTTAAAAGTGATTCAGTATTGTCTAACTCATTTACTTCTTCTATGATGTTTAGTAAATCTTCTAGAAAGTTTACATCAAGATAATTTATATCTAACTCTGTAAACTCTAACTCATCTTCTGCAAGATAGTCTACTTCTAAATCATCGAACTCAAGGAAGTCAACATCAAGAATATTAGAAACGCCATTTCCATCTTGTCCTTCATCTTCTTGTTCTACTTCCTGTGGTTCATTTACTATTAACATGTTATCAATTAACTCAAGAGTCAAGTCAAGGATAACGGGTTTGGTTGGTTCAGTCTCGTACATTGAAACTGTAGTAGCTTGGTAAGGCTTGTTAAGTGTTACCTGTCCCATAGCTGTAGCGACAACAATCTCTCCACTTGGAAGACCGTCATCGTCTGGTAATAATATAACTAAACTTCTACCTAGTTCATCTACAGTTACAGTAAAGTCTGTACCACGAATAGCTATCGTGGCACTAGGAGTTTGTATTAGTATATTTTCTTTATCTATTGTAGCTAACTTACCAGTGATAAACCTTGCAGTACCACTAGCAAACTGAAGTGCCATCTTAGATTTAGACGGGTCTGGGTCATAGATAAACTCGTCTATTATTAGTTCAGAATGTTCAGTCAAACGAACTTGACTGTCATCTAAAAAAGTAATGCCCAGTCTCCCGTTAGAAGTCTGGACATTGTCATAACTGTTTATGTTGAAATCTAATGCAGCTTGAAAAGTTTCTTTTCTTACTACTCTTCCGGCTCCATTAAGTTCTGTTATATTTCCTATATTAGCAGCTAGTTGTTGTTCCGCCATCGTTTTGGACGACACAAACAGTACCATTACTACCAACAGAATCAATCTGTAGCCAGTCTGCAGCCAATGTTGATGACTGAATAATGTTAAATGTTCTGTTGCTTCCTGTTTGGTCAAGATAGAAATATCCACCTGCATATCCACTTCCTGTAAAGTTTACTGTGTTGCTATCTCCATCTACATCAACGTAGTTAGTAGCACCATCGTAGTTAATATCAAAGTCAAATGTATTACTATCACCATTAATAATCCAGTCTAAGTCTGTATTACTAGACATAGCTAACGTAGCTAAGTCAAGTGTAAAAGTATTACTATCTCCAGTAACATCTACATTAACATCAGAACCATCTGCTCCATAAGTATTTGTTGGGTCTACTTGGATAGTAAAGTTATTACTGCTTCCATCAAACTCAAAAAAACCTGTGAAGTTATCAGCTAAAATATCTCCTAAGAACTTATTAGTATCTCCAATTTGATTGATGTCTAAAGTCAAGGAAGTTCCATCCAAGTCTAAAGGTGTTAAAGTTCCAGCTACGGAATTCAACCCACCAATAATATTTGCAGAACCTAACTGTTCTAAATCTATGTTAGCTGTAGCACCCGATTGGTCAACATATATTTCGTTATCAGCCCCGTATGTTGGCAATGCACTCAGCATCACAAACAGGCTCATTAATTTTAATATTTTCATATTTCCAATAGCCTCTCTCTATTCCTATATTTATAATATTTAATACACCTGTCTCTATTGCCTTCTGCAACGCTATAGAAACAGATTCATTCTCAGATACACCACCTTCTATTTCTACTAGCTCTGTGCCAGTTTCAATAAACCTAAATATATCTTGAGAAATACTAGTAGAGATAATGCTCTTAGAAACTAACGTCTCTGTAAGCACTTCTCCTGTTGATACAGATACTAACCTTAATGATATAGTAACTGTATCTTCCCTGTACTGCTTACTGTTACCTACTCCTAGGTATCTAGCACCAGCACCTCCAGACTTGAGATTAGCTTCGTAACTAATTACTCCACCCTGAATCAACAACCCTGCAAATAGCAGAGGTTTCATTTTATTATCTTCTTTAAACTCTTTACGAGTACTTCTAATAAGTTGTCTTTCTTTTGTTAGGTCATCCAAGCCTACTCTTTCTACAACTCTAAAAAACTTTCCATCCGATGTATGCTTCAAAGCTCTTATAAGAAAAGCTTCTGGAGCTTGTGTAATAGCTGTACTAAATAAAGCAAAGGTACTATTACTTCTTCTCTGCCCTGTTAAATCTTTAAAGCTATTAGGGTATATAGCTACTGTCGGCATCACTGAAGCCGGTGGTAAATTCTTTAACTCTTCTGACTGTAGTTCTAGTATGTCCGGAGATTGTATCTTCTTTGATAATACTAAATCTTCGTTATGACTTATAACCGCACAGTTAGAAAGTAAAATTGCCAACAGGCAAGGAAATAGTCGTTGTATCACCATTTGAATCCGTTATTGTTAAAGTTATTATTCCATCTATAACAGTGTATTCTATTCTGTTACCTTCTAATTCTAGTACACCACTATCGCTAGGAGTCTCACCAAACAAGTTCTCTACAAGTTGTCTAGATAATTGTGCATATATCCTAGACTCTAAGTTTCTTATAAACCTTGCAAGTGTTGTGTTTTCTTTATCTCTTTCTATCTCATCTTGTAGTGCTTTTATCTCTGCTTTCAAAGCTGCTTTACGATTAAACTCTTGGTTCTGTATGGTTAGGTAATGTGATGATGTACCAACACCATTAAAGCTAGGGCTTTTAAATTTGAATACCATCTCATCTGCAAAGACTTTAGAGTTACCCCAGAAAGCCAACAACATCAAACCAAAAACAACTACTTGAACTATAGAAGCAACTGTAATCTGTTTCATAGGATGTACTTTTTCTAAATCATTTAAGTTCATAACTGCTCTAGTACACTTAATATAAACAAGCATACAAAAATACTTATTACTGGTATTTCAAATTTAATCTTTTCTTTTATCATCTCTTTTAGCCTTTGAAATTTTAGCAGTATCAATTAATTGTGGCACTCCTAATATAGTTTTAATCATAGTATCTTGTCTTATAATTTCATTATCAAGACTTCTTACTCTATCTATCAATGCAACAAGTATGCCATGTTGCGTATCTAACTTTACACCCAGTCTCTCTTCTATAGCTGCTATCTGTGATTCTACTTTTGCATCAACAGCATCTAGCTTTGCTTCCATGCCATCAACAATACGTATGACTAACTTATAAATAAACCAACCAAGACCTATTGCTGCTGCTATAGGAAACCCAACTTCTTGAATAAAGACTACTACTTGTTCCATTAGTCTTTCTGTGTGTTAGAAGCTCCAAAGTAAAATGATATTACAGCACTTGCTAAACCACCAAGGTATCCTAGTACTAAGTTTATAAGAGCTTCAGAGTTCTGCTCTGGAGGTTGTAAAGTAACAAGGAATATATATCCTAAGAATCCACCTACTGTAGCTATACCCATGATACGTGCAGTCCAATCTTTACTAAAGTTCTTTCTAGCATCTTGAGTATCTAATGTTTCTAACTTAAACACATCTACCTCTAACTCTTTCATCTGTACTTCAAAAGCTTGTTCAGCTTTTTTAAGTTCTAGCATTTGTTCAGGTGTTGCATCTGCTACAGCTTTCTCTATAGCTTTAGGTGTGTTAGGAACTCCCAATACATCAGCTATCATGTTTGCCGCCATTCCTCCCATTGGTCCACCTAAGGCAGTACCTAATGTAGGTGCAACAGCTCCAACTATGTTTTTTAATACGTTCTTCATTTCAGGCTCCTAATACCATCATTTGCAATTCTCTACTTCTACCACCGACTTGATTAAACCAACGACTATCTTCCATTTCAACTGCCATAGTTTTCCAGTCATGGTTTCTACAAGCCTTTAACATGTTTCTAAACTTGGAAAGTCTTGAACCTCCTAAGTTAAAACACATGTTTACTAATACTCTTTGTATAACTTCCGGTAGCTTTTCAAAGTCTTCCTCGCTTCCAAAGACATGTATAGCTTCTTTGTAATGTTTATCAAAGTCATCTTCGTAGTACATATCTACAACTTCTTGACTGACAGATGTGCCAACTTCCCAATCATATTCAGGGTCGTTAGGTTGACAAAGGTGTCCAACTCCTAGAGTTTTGTAGCCTAGGCTATCTTTATAAATTTCTAAGACTTCACCTTCGTGTCTTTTAATATCTTGTTTGCATAGTTCTATATCCATTATAATCCTAATCCTCTCATTTGTGATTCAAGCTCTCTATCTTCCTCATCTTGTATAAATTCTGCTGTGCTGTTAAAAGGTTCTCCTGTAACTCTACTCTGCATTTCATCAGGCTCATCAGTTACATTAGGGACATTCTTAACTATACCGCCTTTTGAATATTGTCTAACTTTATATTCTTCTATTTCATTCGCTGTACCTCTAGCTGCAGCCCTCATAGCTTTTCTTACATCTGTAGGTAAAGCACCATATCCCGGAACATTGGTAACTAATATTTCTGGTATACCTTTTCTATATAATACACCATCAATAACATCTTGTGGTAACGGACCTGCAAAAGTTTTTAATGAAGCTGTTAAACTTCCTACATTTCTATCATATTCGTTATCATATCTAGCAGCATAATCAAAAGGACCTAATCCTCCCCATCTTCTAACACCTTCAAATATTAATTCACCTGCATCTTTATCTTCACCGGTTTCATAATCTTTTAAATTTTGACCTTGACTTCTAACAATATTACCAATATGAGCTACTGAAGTCATTAGTATAACAGTAGGTAATACTTTTGGTATAGCTTGTGCTGGACTATTAACCATTTCATTTGAAAATCTTTTAAGTACAGTATTGTTAAAGACTGTAGGATATCCAGCAAACTGTACTAGCAGTTGAGCTGCTGGAGTTGAAAACCATAAAGGTCTGTTAGCTTCTGCAGTACTAGGGTTAAGAATAATTTCTTTTACAAATCTATTAGCACCGGATGTATATTGATTGTTATAAAAGTCTTGACTTCTAGCTATGTTTTCATCCCACTTACCTTTAACCATAGAATTGTTATACCATTTAACTGCATCTTTTTCATCAATACCTAAATCATTTAACTGTTGAATTATGTATTTCTTTTTACTTGCACTTAATCCACCTTTAGAAAGCTTCTCAGCGTTTTGTTTTATTAGTCTTTTACCAGTAGTAAAGGATGCAAGTTGAACAGCTTTTGTCCATTGAGTTAATAAGTTAACTTTAAAAAATCCTTGTTGAATATTCTTAGCTAAAGTACCATGTAAACCTTCACCGGCTAGTCCTTCAAGTCTTTCTTGTACTGCTTGTTCTAAAGCTAGTCCAGTTTGATATAGTTCACCCCATGCTTCATCATCTATATCTTTAATACCTTTTACTCTTTTACGTAAGACTCCACGTTGAAAACCTTTGATACTTCTATCAATAACACTTTGACCTTCTTTAACTAAAGCAGTTCCTATGTCACTTATGACTTGAGGAGCATCTGATTTACCAGCTCTTGTAAGTAATAAGAAAGGCTCAGTTACACTTGACAAAGTAGCAAACGGAAGGTGAGCCATTTGCTGTATAAGTTTACCCCAATCAGCAGCACCTCTAGCCCATGCATATTTTTTAAGTGGTGAAGCTGAATCAGTTTCAATACCAGTAACACGTCTATGCATATTTCTAAGACCATCGAGTACTTTAGTTACTTCATTTTCAGATAAACCACTTCGTAATAATTCTGTTCTTATTGGTATTAAACTATTTTTTTCAAACTCAACTATGTTTCTACCAAAATAATTAGACCTTTCAATAGCTCTTGCAGCATTTGTAAAATAATCTTCTAATATTTGTTGTGTATCACTTTCTAATACATATGCTATTTTATTATCATCTAAATTTGTAAATCTTCTAGCTTGTAAATATCCAGCAGAATCTCCAACAACTTTATCTTTAGACATCATTTTAACTTCAAAAGGAGTCCATCTTTGTTCTAACATATCATCTACAATACGAGCAGCTTTTAATTCTTTAGCTAATGTTTCATCTCCTTCTGCTAGTTTTAAAAAGTCTACACCAAATATTTTTTCATCTGTACCTACTGCATCTTCTAAAACACCTTTTATCTTTTCATTTTCTGCATTTCTAATAACTACTTCATCTAATTCATTTATAGGATTAGCATGTCCTGCGTCTATTAAATCTTTTTGAAATCTTTCTCTGTTTTCTTTTAAAGCTTTATAGTTAAATAATCTAGGCAAGAATCCACCTTTATTAATAGTTCCTTTTCTAAATAATCCTGCTTGGTTTAAATCATTAAAACTATTATCTAATAAATTTCTAACACCTTCAGTACCATCAAAGTTTTTACCACCATAAGAAACTGCAACATCTTCAGTAACTTTAATACCTTTATAATCTTTACCTACTAAATTTCTTATCCAAAATTTACCTTCTCTTTCTGCTTGTTCTTTTGTAGATACAACCATTCTGTCTCTTAACAAAAAGTTTAATTCTTCTTGTTGGTCTTTAGCTAATCTAGCTCTAAAACCTACTCTATCTAAAACATTAAAAGACTTAGCTAAACCATATAAATATTTACCTGTTCTTTCACCTACAGAAAGACCATAAGACTTTTTCTTTACCCCTTCTTTTCCTTGACCAGTTAGTGTGACATCATAATCATATCTAAACTTTTCAAGTAAAGCCTGTAATTGTGGTGAGTTATCTGCATAACTTAAAAAAGCTGTAGTAGGTTTACCAATACTATTAGCTAAAAACTTATGTAAAAATACTGTACCTTTACTCTGTGCTTTTTTTCCTTCTGCTTTTAATTTTTCTAAAGGTTCTGATACAACTTCATCAACTTGAGAGTCTTCTAAAACTTCTTGTCTTGTTTTAGAACGAGCAACATCTTCTATAACTTCTTCGTTACTAAACTTAAATTCTAGTTGTTGATATCTTTCTGGCATATCTGTAACAGGAACTTTATCTACATCTTGGTCTACTTTCTTAGCTGTTTCTTCTGCAGCTTCTTTTGCACCTTTACCATAAGTAGCATATCTAATACCACCACCTAATCCCGCAGTAAATCCTGCACCTAAAAGTGTAGATAATTGTAATTGAGTTAGGTCTATATCGTCTTGTAAACCTAAATCCATATCTATATCTTGAACAAAATAATTATGTAGTCCACCCCATGCAGCACCTTCAGCAGCTCCAAAGATTACACTATCTTTTACAGCTTTCTTTTTTAATTCAGCTTTTGTATATTGCTTCATTGCTTGTTGTGCAGCAGTTCCTAAAGCAGTTCTAGTTCCTAAAGAAGCACCACCACTAGGTATAGCAAAAAGAGCAGTAACAATATTAAAAGGGTCAGTTACGATATCTACACCGATATCTTTTATCATTCCAAATCTTTCTTTCCAATTACCTATCTCTGCATTATTAAATCTTTCTCTTAAATATGCATAATCTTGTTTCTGTTCTTCTGTCCAATTACCTACTTGAAAAGAACGAGTAGCAGCAGCACTTAAACTATAATCAGAATCTCTAAGATATTCAAATATATGGTCATTACTACCTACGCCATCTAAAAATCTTGCAGCTCTTTCAGTAAACTCTGGGTCTTTTTTAAGTTCAGTTAATGTCATTTTACCAGAAGGACTCTGATAAGGATTTACTTCACGTTTATCAGTAGGTTCAGTTACAAAAGTTTCGTAACCTTCAGGAGTTTCAGATGTAGGAGTATAGTAAAAAGATTCTTGTTCTTCTTGCTGTTCTTCTCTAGCTCTTTCTTCTTGTAAGCTTTGAATGTATAAGTCTAGTTGTCTACTCATTAAAATATTTTCTTAGTTTACGAGTTGTATTAAATTTAGCTTTAATCGGAAGTGTGCCTCCTGCATGATGTAAAATTTTATAAATTTCATATACAGCATCTCTTTTTTCTTTTGCAGTTTCTGCATCTAAATAATTTTGAATTAAAGTATCACCATAACCCGGTCTTTCTTTTTTATCTACAACAGCAGTTTTTTCTAAAATATCAGCCATCACTAAAAGAGTTTGGTCTTCAGGACTTAAATCTCTAGCATCTTTAGTTTTTTTAACTATGTCAAATCTAGGCATTGGACCCATTACTCTTTCTAATCTAACTATTGCTGGGTCAATAGATTTAGGTTTAAATTGATAACCTCCTCTTGCTGATTGTTCATCTACAACACCTGCATCATTTGGATTTGCAGCATCAAAGTTACCATCACTTTCAATGTATAGTAAAACAGAACTTAAATCATTTAACTTTTCTTGAGCTTCTTCAATGTTATTATATGTAAATCTAGGAGTTCCGTCTTTCTTTTTTTGTGTTAAATGTTTATTTTGTAACTTAATAACATCATCATTTCTAGGTGAAGTTATAATTTTATTAGTTTCTAAATTCTTTTTTTTTTCGTCTTCTATTTGTGGAGGTGTAAAAGTTTTATCTTCATTATAATCTTCTATAACATTTAAAATTTCATTAGCTATTTCAGGTTGTTCTCTTAATGTGTTTCTAAGTTTTATAACATCAGGAGAAGCAATAGGATTAATATTTATTTCATATTTATCTTTAAAGTATTTTTTAATTTTTTGAGATTCTTCTTTTTTAACTTTATTTTTTTCAATTTCAGTTTTAGTATTAGTAAAAGGACTACCTACTCCACCTGTCCATAAAGTATCTACTGCTTCTTCTACTTGATTATAAGTATCTGAAATAACTTTACCTTGTTTCATTTCTTCTTCTATTTCTACGTCTCTTCTAACTCGTTCTTCTCTACTAGGTAAAATAGGTCTAATACTTTCCATAAATGCAGTTTCTTCAGGAAGCTTACCGATTCTTCTTTGTATTTCTGCTTCTAAACTTTCTTCATCTGCTTGAGGTATTTTCATTTCTTCTTCAGCTAACATTTCTATAAAAGCTTGAGAATCCATACCAAAATATTTATTAATTTCAGAATCTAATTCACCACCTAGTTTTATGTTTCTTTCATTTTCAGTTTTAGAAGTTGCTAAAATATCTTTTACTGTAGACTTTAACATATCTTTTTTTCTTTCTTTAGGAGCTTCAATATAACTTTCAGGTAAACTTACACTGCCTCTTTCATTAACTTTAATATCGTCACCTACCATAGGAGCTATATTATATCTATTATAAATTTTAGTTAATGTTCCAAATGAATTATATGTTTCATCTTTCCAATTAAATGGATTCCAACTTTCATCTCTAAAACCTGCATCAGTTACTATCATAGCAGCAAACATAGTTCTATTTGCTTCATCATCTAGTATAGATCTAAATTCATTAAAACTTCTACCATCTTTTTTCTTACCTTCAGTTTCATCATATACAGATTGTAAAAATTTTCTATCTTCTTTTAAACGTAAACTAAGTGCAGCAGTATCTAAAATTAAATTTTCTTTATCTCCAGCAGATATATCACTCATAAATTCTTCCCAGTTTCCTTTACCAATAAAAGTATCAGTTTGTAATTCACTAGGATATCTACCTTCTTCAATTAAATTTGTCATTTGAGGTAAATATAATTCACCTATATTTTTTCTATAATTTTCAAATCTTTTACCTCTTGCTCTTTCTTTCCATCTTGTAGGAGATTTAGACGCATCTGCTAAAGCTTTACTAACTATGTTATTAGTCATTCCTTTTAAATTCATAGCTTGATTTAAGTCTCTTATAGTTGGTCCAGCTAATGCATCTTCTGTAACTTTTGAAAAAATATCAAATCCACCTTTTGCTTTAAAATCATCATTAAATAAACCAAGTACCCTTCTAAAACCACCCATTAAATTACCCTGAGCTTTATATTGAGCTAATACATTTTGATAATTTTTTCTTTGATATCCAGTTAGTTCATCTACACTTAATCCCATAGCTCTTTGAAACAATTCATTTTTATCTAAGTTAATTGCTTCGTCACCTAAAAGTTCTCTTAAACCATCTTCATATGCTAAATAATTAGCTTTTTTTGACTTAGGGTCTATTTCTAAATATTTTTTAGCATAACTATCTGTTGCCAAATTCATAGCATTTTCATATGTACTTGTTCCATAAATAGTATCATATTCATCAGCAGTCATCGCTTTTATTTTTTGGTCAACAAAAGGTCTTACTTCTTTTGAAAATCTTATATAGTCATCACTATTTTTAAAACCATCAAGTCCACCTTTACCATCCCAAGTATTACCAATAGTATTTAAAATAGTAGCATTCATATTTAATTGTTTAACTTTATGCTCATTATTTAAAGTCTCAAACTTATGAAAGTCTTCAAGTTCTTTCATACGTTTTTTGTATTGAGTCTTCATAACACCCTGACCCATAAGTAACAAAGCTAATCCTTGTTGGATTCTTTCATTCTTCTTAGCTTTCTTAGCAGCGTCTCTTTCACGTTCTGCTTTTCTTTGAAGTAAAGACGAGCCTAGCTCATCAATACTCATGTTACTCATGTTTCCAAATATATCTTCAGCCATCTTAAACTCCTGTTTTACCTAATAAACTTTCTTGTTTTTGTAAGGCAGGTTTTTGTTTTTGTAAAATACTTTCTCTAACTTTTTCAGTATCTAAAGTTTCTAATCTTTGTTTAATATCTCTACCTACAGAAGCAGGATTTATTTTATTGATAACAGCATCTTTAAATCCCTTACCTTCAGGAATTACATTTCTAACTTTATCTTGAGATATGTTTAAATCTTGACGTGGATTGTCTTCATCATCTTCTATTATAACATCCGCTTCGTCTCTTGTCAAGACTGGGTCAATACCAGCTTTTTCTGCAATAGCCATTAACATATACATAGTAGGCTCTAAAAGATTTAACATCATGTCTGGATTCCATTTACCTTTTTGAAAACCTGCTGTTAATAATAAATTAGCAATGTCTGTAACTGGAGTTTTTTGAGACATTAAAGTTGCAACAGTTGTAAGGTTATCTTCTTTTAAAAGGTCAAAGAATATTTTTTCTGTAGCTTCTTTTACAGAAGTTATCTCAGGAGCTTTTTCCCAAGGGTATGGATTATCAGGACTATTTGTTAATGACTGACCGGGTGTTGGTCCTTCAAATAAAAAAGGTTCTGCTTCTTTTGCTATTGCGTTTGGATTTTTCATATTAAGCTCTTTCTAATTGTGCTTGTAAAAATTGTTGATAATCAAAACCATATCCACCAATATCTAATGGGTTGACATAGTCTGTAATTCCTCTATATGATAAGTATTGTTTTGCGGGGTCTTCCATAGGATTAAAATTACTGTAGTCAACAAAAGTAGGCATATCCATTACTTGTGAATAGTTTTGTTGCTCTAATGCTGAAAGTTGATAATCTGCTTGACCTTTAAAATAATCAGACTTTCTAGCTTTAAGATAATTTACTTGAGCTTCCATAGCAGCTTCACCTTCATTAATAGCTACACCTGCCATTCTTGTAGCTTCTATAGGTTTATAAGCAGCATACTCTCTACTTGTTGTAATTTTTTCTTTAAAACCTAAATCTTTATCTCTTGCAGTTTCAATAATACTAGGCTTATCTTTAAATGCAACTTTAGTATCTATATCTTTTGGAACTGAAGAAGTTACTGTATCAGATGTTACACCTTCTAAAGTATCGGTTAAACTTGCTTGAGCTTTTTCTGTTAATTCTACAGCTTCAGTAGTAGATGATTTTTCAACAAAACCATTAGTCATATCACTTACAAAGTTTCTAAAATTAGTACCTATCTCACCTTTACCTCCAACAACACTACTAACAGTATTCATACCATTTTCAATAGCACCTGTTACTGTATTAAATACTTTACCAAGACCACTTGAAACTTTACCTTTAACATATTTAAAAGCTCCAGATGCAGCATTATAAATACTACTACTTACATCTACTAAAAATTTACCAGCAGGACCCATTGAAGATACTGTTTTACCTAGCCAACCGGCTATACCTCCTAGTCCCGGAAGTATAAATGATAAAGCTATAGAACCTAAAGGACCTAACTTACCAAAAGCTTTAGCTATTTTACCTAAACCTTTTTTTAATCTACGACCTACTTTTCTAAAAGCACCTGCAATTTGCTTACCTTTTTTTCTTAACCATCCCATATTATTCTAACCATCCTGTTATTAGTGTTGATATTGCTGATAAATTACTACTCCAATTACTATCTGAAGCTGCTCCTGTATCGTTACCTAAAGCTGCTGTATATATTGAAGTCTTTCTAGTTTCCTCATTATCCCATCTTCTAAAATTAAAATCAGCTTCGTCACGTAATTCTTGCCATAAAAAATTCATAGCTGATGCAGTTAATCCAAAAGCATTCTGTGCATTTTGTTGATTGATTGCATTTTGTGCTGCTGTATCTGCTGTATTAGCCTGTCTTCTCCAAGCAACATTAGATTGTGCTATAGCTGTTTCATTTTTAGTATTAAACTCTTCTCTTTGAGCTTCTAACTGTGAATTAAATTTACTTACATCTGTTTTTAATTGTGCTTCCAACTTAGCAGCTTCTGCTTCGTTACCAACTCTTCTAGCTTCTGCTATGTTTAAAGCTTGTTTATTAAACTGCTCCATAGAGTTAAGCTGACTTGTATTAAACTGTTGATTGTTTTGTGCTAAATTAGCCATGAATTGATTTGTTTGATTTTCACTTGTAGCATTAAATTGTGCTGCTGCGTTTTGAGCTGCTTGGTCTGATAATAATCTTTGCTGCTCTTGTTGTGCTTTTAGCATATTAGCTTGTTGCTCATTACTTAAATTAGCCATATCCATAGCTAAAAAGTTTTTAGCATTTTCAACTTGTAATCTTTCTTGAGTTGATAAATTTGCTAAATCTAATGAAGCCATAGCTGTAGCATTTTGCATTACAGCTTGTTGTTCTGCATTCATGTTTTCTATTTGAACAGTTTGCATGAACTTACTATTAGCTAACTCTCTTTGTTGTTCAGCATTAAAGTTTGCCATATCCATGTTAGCACCAATCTGTGCATTAAACATAGCTGCTTGTTGGTCATTACTTAATTCTGCTAAACCTAACTGTTGTGCTAACTGTGCATTAGTTTGAGCAGCAACCATACGTTTGTTTAAGTTTGCTAACTCAATTTGATTTTCAGCAGTCATGCTTTCGCTATCTGCTTGGTTCTTAGCTGTTAAGTTTGCAAGTGCTATTTTTTCTTCAGCACCTAATTGAGCTACTTCTGCTCTTTGTCTTAACTCAGCATTTTGAGATAATATAGTAGCAGTTGTTGTAAGCTCCTGTAATCTAAACTTATTTTCTTCTGTAAAGTTTGCACTGTCTGCTGCAGCTTTTTCTTGTAAGTTTGCAAGTTCTATTTGGTTCTCAGCAGACATATTTGCTAAGTCCATTTGCTGTGCTAGTGAAGCGTTAGTCTTTTTAAAGTCTACAAGAACATTAAGATTTGCCAATCTCATTTGTTGGTCATTAGACATACTAGCTCTATCAGTATTATTTAATTCTGATAAATTTGCAAGTTCTACTTTTAAATCATTACTAAGATTTACTTCTTCCATTCGCTGATTAAGTTCAGCTTGTCTAGTTTCTCTAGCTACTTTAGCTTGATATTCTGTTAATCTAACTTGTTGTTCTGCAGACATTTCTTCTCTTGAAGCTGCATTGAGTTGTTCAAGGTTTGCAAGGTCAAGTTTAGTTGCAGAATCTAAATTAGCAATTGCTACTTGTTGTCTTTGTGCAGATTCTTGAACAGCTTTTTGTTGTTCATTTTGAATGTTAGTCATTCTGACTTGTTGCTCTTGTTGAGCTGTAGTCATTACTGCTTGTTGGTCAAACTCACCTTGCTTTAATACAATTTGTTGTGCCATCTGAGCAGTCTGTGAAGCTGCTGTTTGTTGATTTGACAAGTTAGTCATTCTTTGTTGCATGACTTGATTAGCTTGTTGTAAGTTTGCTTGTTGTTCGTTACTTAAATTTTGTGTAGCTCTAGCTTGAAGTGCTTGTGCATTACTTTGAGCTATCGGTAAAGCACTTTGAATAATAGCATTAAACAATGCATCTCTACCTACAGTAGAAGTATTTAAACCTCTTTGAGCCATCATAGCATTAACTGCATCTACAGCAGGTTTTGCCCATGTAGGAGTTTTACCTTCTTCTATACCAGCAAGTAATCCTTCCATCTGTGTAGATACTAAAGCTTCTTTTGGTAAAGCTGCTACTGCTGCTTGTACTTCAACAGGTTGTGTGTCTAATTTTTCTTCGACAACCGCAGGATTATCTAATATAGCTGCAGTAACTTCTTCAGGCATATCACCTACAACTGCCATCATGTCTGCTGCTGCAGTCTTACGAGCTTCTTTTGTTACTGCTTGTCTTGTTGCAGCTTCTAATGTAGGAACACCGCCTATTTGAGCAGCGTTACCTTTAGCAACTCCATCAGATGTTATACCAGCTCTCATTGCTGCATCTTTACTTGGAGCTTCTCCTAAATCTTGTGCTATTTTTGTATTAGCTTCTGCAACTTGTGCTGTTCTTTGTTTTGCTATTTCATAGTTTGGAAGCTTTTCAATATCAACACCTTGTTCAGTTATAGTTGATAATATAGCTGCTTTTTCTGCACCACTGATTGTTTCAGCTTCTCTTGTAGCTGCTTGAGCAGCTTTTACATCTTCTACAGTTTCTGCAGTTCTTCTATCTAATCTTTCTGCTTCTGTTTCTACTTTTCCTGTAACTTGTCGAGCCATGCCTTTAGCAGCTTCAGCATCACTAATATCAGCAGCTACTGCTCTTTCTGTTAAAGTTTGGTCAGCTAATTGAGCTTCTCTAGTTACTTCTCCTCCAGCAACATCTACAGCTACGTCTTTATCAGATACAGTAGCTATTTCATCGGGAGTAATTTGTGCAGCTTCATCAACTTTTGTATCTTCTGCTTGAGCTGTTGCAGCTTGAGCCACTTGTTCTTTAGAAACTCCTGCAACTCCTGCTGCTCTTGCTGCTTGAGTTTGTTGAGCTTTAAAAGCTTCTGAAGCAGGGTCTAATTCAGTAGTTGGTGAGGGTAATCCTGTTTTCGGGTCTATTAAAGTTTCAGCTTCTGGAATAGTAGGTAAATCAATTCCTGTAAAATCACCAGCAGCTATTTGTTGTGCTTGTTGTCCAGTAGCTTGAACACGTGCTGTTCTGTTAGGGTCTACTGCACCTTTTTCTGGTACATAAGAAGTTGTGTTAGTAGTATCATTGTTTCCTGAATTATTAGAGTTATCATCACTACTAGAGTTTCCACCACCTCCGGAACCTCCCCCATCTTGTTGATGGTCTTGTTCCCAATCTGCTAAATCATCAGCATATTGTTCCATAGCTCTTTCATAACCTTGACCATTTCTATAGTCACTGGGATTAGGAGGAACTGGTCTACCACCATGAGCTAAAGAGACTCTACCGCCTTTAGACATATCTACTCTACCACCAGTAACATACTTAGGTCTATATTTTTTATTTCTTTTTTTCTTATTACCTTTTGCCATAATAATCTCTTATATATATATATTTTACTTGACTTCAAACAGTTTGTCAAGCTTTTCTCCTATTTTATCTATCCTATCCATGAGTCTAGCCATGTCATCTTTTAATTCGTTCTTTGTTACATACTCTCTTGCTATCTCTTCACGAGTCTTGTTTAAGAGTATGTCTAATCTTTTGTTTTCTGAAGTATTGCTACGAATACTATAAAGCACTGGAGCCAACACCAAAGTTATAAAGATGTTCCAAAATAAATAAGGTGTTAGTTCCATAGTGTTTATCCGATTGTTTTAGTAACGCTTGTTGGTGTGATGATTTCAGCTATCTTTGCATCTAATGCTGCTTTTTTAGCTGCAACATCATCAGCTCCGAAAACTCCTTCAACCCAGCCTTGTACGTCAGAAGCTGTCAAATCTGCAAAAGCTGTAAAGCTTGAGAGGTCTGAAGTATCTAAACCACAAGTACCGTATGAAGTAGCAGTAATGTTGTTGCCATCAGCATCCTGATTAGCATCATCTTCTGCTGTTAATCTCCAATGCACGTTATAAACAACGTCTGCATTACCATCTAGTGTTGGGTAAGTATCAACTGTTGACACGTTCCAAGTATATCCAATTGCCATTTTTAAACTCCTGTGTTTTCGTTAGCGGTTTGTTTTGCAGTTTTAACTGCGTCTGTCCACACTGCTGTTGCAATGCCCTGAACCTCTGTAGACTCACCTGATACATCTGTATCTGTATGAGTCCAACTATCGTCATCATTTTGTACAGAGCTTACACAATCTAATACGTGTCTATGAAAAGACCTACTAAGCTCTACACCATCTTCTTTGATGACTGTAGCTGTTCTTACTT